TATTGATTGTCCAAATCTAGATTCTAGTATAATATCTCCTTCGAATGGTCTTAAACTTCTAACGTCGTCCCTTTCAATAAAAGTATTTCCCAATGGAAGTCTTAAATTTAAAGATTGAGTCTTACCATTGAATCCTGGTTTTGAAGAGTACTTAGCCACATACTTAGCGTACTCTTCCATATTTGGAAAAGCATTATGATTAGCGCCGTTCCATAAAGCATAGGGAGGAAAATAAAACAAAGACTTAGAATTAAAGTCGTCGTTTAAACCGGTAGAAGGTCCGCTTAAAATTAATACAATTTCTCCTGCTAATGGGTATTGTTTTATAAAGCTAAATATTGGAAAAGCTGGTTCTGATACTGCTTTAAGTTTTGATTGCGACAGATTAGAATACATAATTTCGTATCTTATCTTGCCTATGTCTTTAAAGCTAGTAAAGTCTGTGTCAGGAATTAAAGTCTCTTTAACATTGGGCAAACCATCAGGTCCTTCGGTTACCTGCAAAGATCTAATATAAGGGCCTAAAACTATAGATTTGACCCTTGCTACTAAGAAGTATTGACCGAATTTGCCGTTTTTTTCGGCTTTAAATTGTTGCCCCCAAGCCATTATGCTTTAGCTATTTGTTTTTGAGATATTGAAGTAACGTCGCTCATTAACTGTTCGATGTCTTTCTCTGTTAAAAGACCTCCGTCTTCAACGGACTTGTCCTTGGCTTCTGCAGATTTTTGGAAAGCGCTAAGAATTTTCATTAAAACTTCGTCGTTCTTAAGGCTAGAATCCAATAAACCCTTGATCATAGGCACTAAAATGATAGCATCACCAGGTGTTTCAATCATATCTGCCAAACGTAATATCTCTGATTTTATCGTTGAGTCCTGAGACTTGTGCTTGTTGTATACCTCTTCCACCAATTGCGCCAAAGTCTTGCCGGGGAAGATTTCTTTTTCAAGTTCCATACTAATTTTTAAATAAATATCACTGGTCAACGTTTTCTATGTGATGATCCAGGACCTCTTTGTATGCCACCTTTAGCTTCTTGATCACCTTAGTAATTGTATTGGACTGACAGTCCGTGATCTCTTTTATGTATATGAATAGAGCTTTCTTATTGAATATGTCTATGTTTTCTCTCTTTTTGAATACCTCTAGTATGGCATCTGCTACCTTCATTTCGCTTTCTTTCTCAAACATGGTAGCCAAATTGGTATCTACCACCTTTATAAATTGATTAATAACAGAATTCCTATTAACGTCCTCAGTCTCTGTTCCTATGACCAAACTTTCGTGGGTTTTTTCAGAATTATCTACCTCAGAAACTTGCATTTTAGAAACCATCTTCTTGTAGTTCTTCTGATTGTAGATAATCAAATATCTTTTTGCAATCGTACCAAAATAAGAGTAGGCTTTACCTTTTGACTGATCGTAAAGGTGCAACTTCTGTAATAAGAAAGAGATAACTTCGTACTTAAGATCTTCAATATTATCTACCTCTGTGTAATAAAACTTAAATGTATGGATAATATTTTCTGCTAACTTATAGAAAGCGTAGTGAATTTCTTTATTATATATCTGATTTGCTACCGCTTGATTGAGAGCTAGACGATATCTTAGAATGGCCTCTTCAGTTTCAGAAGTAAAGTAGACATTCTTAGTTTTTGGTTTTCTTATTCTTGGAGTACCTTTTATGGTAAGACCCATATCCGGTTCCGGTTCGACCATTAATTCTTCTGGCATAATTTATTTTCTCCCCGTAAATTGTTGAACTCGTAATTGAATTGCTTTGATGTTTTCGAAAAGCTGTAATAGTTCAGGGTCAGATTGGACCCACATTGTCATATCTATTTTATTTACTAGACCGTTGAAATCGTCCAATAAAGATAGAGTATCGTTTACAAAACCGCTTTGGTTAATCACTATCTCTTCAAGGCGCTTGTTTTTTCTATAAAGATTATATACTACCGCTCCTAAAATTGTAGCTGTCCATAAGACTATGGCTATTGTTGATGTTAACATGATATTAAATTTGTGTTTCTACTCTCGAAGCCATTAAATCTGCTTGATGTAGTATGTAAGGTAAATTAGATTTTATTTCAGAGTCAGCGCTATAAGTAATGTAATAAGACTTATTTGATTCTTCGTAAAGACCGTCGTGTAACTTGATTGCTAAGAACTCGTTTTCACTAACGCTAATGTTTGCCTGCTGTAAATAGAATAAACTACGATCAGCAATTCTCATGTGAGTAATACGGTTATTGTATTTGAAGTGCGCTCCTTGCTTTTCTACGTGCCAAGAAGAGTCGTTAGGAATATAGAAAGGCTCTTCATTAGTGCCCAACTTACCAAGGTCATGATTAATTGCAGAGAATACTAGTTCTTCAATGGAGTAATCTTTCTTCTGACCAAAGCGTTCCCATACTTTATCCATAACTAAAGAGGCTTCAACAACTCTGTTAACGTGCTCAACGTATCCGCCTGGAAAACAGTTATGATGAGATAGTTTAGTAGACGCTGGACTAATTGCTAAGGTAACTTCTCTGCTCTTGTAAAATTCCAGTAAGGCGTCCTTTCTATCAGAGGTAATGTACTTGTCAATGTATCCATAAAACTTTTGTAAGTTCTCTAGGATCTGTTCTTCTGTTAATTTTTTCATAACTTTTATTTTTAATTAAGATTCTTGTTCAGTATTGATTAAGTGCTGGATCTCGTCAATCTTAGCTCTCATCATATCTAAAGTGTTTTTTAATTCTAGCGCAGGTCTCAATTGAGAAATGGCCGTGTTTTGATAAGCGAGCATCATAATCAACTCGTTTAATTTTTTGGTAACTAATTCTTTGTATCTCATATTGTTAATATAATACTTTTTTAATTACAAATAACATATTATCTATCGAGTGACATGCTATCTTATATATTCCGTTACTATCTACTGGCTTTTCGCCTAAGTCACTATGCTTAGAAGTTTGGTATATTGCATAGGTTTTAGAATCTGTTTCTAACATTGCCATGGGATATTCATCGCAGCTTGTAATAGCTTCTATCTTATCGCAAGACTTGGCGTCTTCTTCGCATACAGAATCTGTGAATTGTATGTTCTCATTATTTAGATTCTTTTTAAAACTAGCGCAATGCGGGCACGTTTTAAGTGTAAAAACTTTAAGCTTGTATTTCATCATCGTCTTCTATTTTATTAAAATCAGGGTCCAAATTCTTCATGGTCTCAATCCAGAATAACTTTTGTTCATTACTCATTTGATCAAATTGCATACTAAGGTATATGTACAACCCCTGTAGCTCTTGCTCTGTTAGCTGTCTATTTTCCCCCTGTATCTCTAGTAGTTTTGATATATCCATCTGTCTGCTGTTGTTTTCCCCCTGTAGTAGAAGGTTTTAAAAATAATTATTTTACCGGACAAAAAAAAATCTAAGTTTTCTGTAGTGTATTCCATAATTAAATATAAACATTTATTTTCACATTAAAAAATATTTTTTTCTTTAAGTTATTTTTGTTATATTAGATTAATGGAGAACGAACAATTGGTTTTAGGTCTTTTAGAATCGGTGCTTGGAAAGGGAAAACCCGACAAGAACAAGAAAGATCATGCGTTTCATTGCCCTATTTGCAATCACAAGAAACCAAAGTTGATCGTTAACATTTTTACAGGCCAATACAACTGTTGGACCTGCCACCCGGCCACAAAAGGCAAAACTCCTGTTTCGTTATTTAAAAAGCTAGGAGTGGAGAAAGAGAGAATGGTCGAGATGAAAGGCTACTTCAAAGACGATCGTACTAAGATAGAAGAAACGGAAACTACACGCGTATTTTTGCCAAAAGAATTTATTTCTATGACAGAAAACGATAAATCTTTGGAGTATCGTCGCGCCACTGTTTATCTAAAAAATAGGGGCATCAACGAATCCGATGTAAGAAAGTACAACATTGGATATTGCAAAGAAGGTCGCTATAGAAACAGAGTTATTGTGCCTTCTTACGATAAGAATGGTCAAGTAAATTATTTTATTGCTAGATCTTTCGAAAAGGAACCGTATCAAAAGTACGACGCGCCATCGGTAAACAAAACAGAAATCATAGGACTAGAATATTATATTAATTGGACAGTACCAGTTATACTTTGCGAAGGCATATTCGACGCAATCGCTATCAAAAGAAATGTGGTTCCTCTATTCGGTAAGAGCATTACAAAGGCACTGATGTTGAAACTTGTGGAATCTCAAGTAAAAACAGTATATTTGGCACTTGATAAGGACGCACTCAAAGAAGCGCTTACTTACTCTGAACAGTTGATTAATCTTGGAAAAGAAGTTTACCTAATAGAATTAGACGGTAAAGATCCTTCAGATCTAGGATTTACGAGCATGACAGAATTATTACAAAAAGCAAAACCATTGACATTCGGAGAATTAATGCTCAGAAGAATGAAAATGAATTAACAAAATGATAAAATATTTCGACAACGTAGAGAGCCTTTCTAGGATCTTTCACATATCAGACATACACATACGAAACTTCAAGAGACACGACGAGTACAGACGAGTCTTCTCTAAACTTACCAATTACGTTGCGAACAGTTTCGACAAACAAAGCCTGATCTGTCTGACGGGCGACATAGTACACGCGAAGACCGATGTCACTCCAGAACTTGTAAACGAGGTTCAAACATTTCTAAAAAACTTGGCAGACATCGGTCCCGTGTTACTTATTCCTGGTAATCACGATGCTAATCTAAACAATGCACAAAGAATGGATGCGTTAACTCCAATCGTAAATGCATTGGATCATCCTAACTTACTCTACATTAAAGAGACCGAGGCATTCAAAATTGGAGATAGAACATTTGCCCATTGGTCTGTATTCGACGATTGCGAGAACTTTATTAAAGCCGATCAAATAGAAGAAGAGTACAAGATTGCTTTGTACCATGGACCAGTAAATGGAACTACTACTGAAGGTGGATTTGGATTATTTAATAACGACGTTGAAGTAGAAAACTTTGATGGGTTCGATATTGTTTTGTTGGGAGATATCCACAAGACACAATTCTTAAACGAAGAGAAAACTATTGGATATCCTGGATCTTTGATTCAACAAAATCATGCTGAGTCTTTGGATCACGGCCTATTTGTTTGGGATTTGGACAAAAAACAAGCCGAATACGTTAAAATAGACAACGACACGGCTTTCTATACCATCGAAGTAGAGAATGCTATTTACAATCCTCTACCAGATTCTCTGCCTCAAAATCTTTATCTAAGAGTAAAATATAAGAACACCAATCAATCTGAAATAAAGAGCATTATTGCCGATATTAAACAGCAAAAGAATGTTATTGAAGTTTCTATGCAAAAGATAAAAGACTTCACTAACTCTTCCAACGATAATAGAAAACTTAACGTTCACGATGTTAGGGACATAGAATATCAAAATACGATATTAGCGCAATTTCTTAAGGACAAGCTCGATTTAGATGACCAAACTATTAAAGACGTTTGCGAAATCAACCGCAATATTAACAACGCTTTACCTAAGTTGGAAGTGCCAAGAAACTCTATGTGGCTTCCAAAGAAGTTCGAGTTCGAAAATATGTTTAGCTACGGTAAAGGCAATTTTGTGGACTTTACTAACATGACGGGAACTTATGGACTGTTTGCTCCTAACGCTAGCGGAAAGTCTACACTGCTTGACTCTATTACCTATTGTATCTTCGACAAATGTTCTAAGACAACAAAGTCCGCACAAGTCATGAACAACAATTCCGACTCTTTTTCGTGCAAATTGGTCTTCGAATTAAATGGGTTGGAGTATACTATATCAAGAAAGGGAAGCAAGCAAAAACTTGGTAATGTAAAGGTAAACGTTGAGTTCTACTACAAAGACGAAGAAGGCAATAAAGTTTCTTTGAACGGTAAAGAGCGCAACGATACGAACAAAAGCATTCAGAATTTACTTGGTAACTACGAAGACTTCATACTTACGACACTATCTACTCAGAACAACAACACTGGATTTATTGATATGAACCAAAAGGAAAGAAAGGATTTGCTTTCGCAATTTTTGGACATCAATGTGTTCGAAGATTTGTACATTTTGGCTAATAACGAGATGCGAGAGGTAAGCGTCTTATTAAAGGAATATCAAAAGGAAGACTATCACCAATTGTTTAAGAAGGCTGAGTTCGACGAAGAGACTTTTGAGATAGCTTTAGACGAGGCGAAAGAAGAGAAGAGAAAAACAGAAGAAAAGAGAGACGAATTAAACGAGTCCATACTAAATTATACAAAGCGATTAATTCCAATAGACAAAGACATCGTAGATATTGATGGATTGGAAGATCAGAAGTCTACTATAGAAATTGGTATTGCAAAGATAGTTGATTATATAAACATAAATTCTGGATCTATTGATAATGTTGATAAAAAAATAGAGGAATTAAATGCTAAAACTATTCATGATAAACTAATTAAAGACATTAACTTAGAAGATTATAGTCAGAAGTTAAAAGATTTTGAGTCAGATACTAAGCAAGTAAGCGACAAAAAATTAGAATTACGTCAAGCAAACACTAATCTACAGAATAGTAGAAAAAAAATGGTCAAGTTGGCTGAGCTTAAGTACGATCCTAATTGTAGTTTTTGTATGGACAACGTATTTGTTAAGGACGCCATTGAAACAAAGAACTCCATAGAAGCAGAAGAGTTATCCGTGAAAGATTTGGAAACTCAAGTAGAAACTTTAGAAGGCAAAATCAAAACGAATTCTAAAGCTGTAGAAATTAAAGCGACCAAAGATCAATACAACAAAGATTTACAAGAATTAGAGGCACAAAAGAACCGATTAAATGCAGACGACAATAAGTTAAATAAGAAGTTGAACGATAGCAAGACTTTATTATCGACGATAGGATCAAAGATATCAGCGCACAATCAACAAGAGCAAGCAATCGAAACCAATAAGCAACTTAACGAATCAATAGACAACATTAAAGCCGATTTGAAAACTATTGAGAAGGACTTACAGACCAAAAACGATTCGATAGCCGACATTACGGCCAACAAAAGATTGGCCGAGAACTCCAAGATCAAGTACGAGAAGGCGATAGAGAAATTAAAGGACTTGGAAGCTAAATCAAAAGACTATCAATACTACTTACAGGCAGTACACAGAGACGGTTTACCCCACAGACTAATTGCAAACACAATACCACAGATAGAGGACGAAATCAACAACATCTTGTCGCAATTGGTGGATTTTGCGGTAGTTTTACACGCTGACGATAAAAATATAAACGCATACATCGCTTATGACGAAGATAACTTTTGGCCTTTGGAACTTACTTCTGGAATGGAGAAGTTCGTTGCAAGTTTGGCTATCCGAACCTCTCTTATCAACGTATCCACTCTTCCTAGGCCCAACTTTGTGGCAATAGACGAAGGCTTTGGAGCGCTTGATAAGACTAATTTGAGCTCAATGGTCATGCTTTTTGACTACCTTAAGACGCAATTTAAGTTTATTATGATCATATCCCATATTGACTCTATGAGAGACGTGGTAGATCACCATATAGAGATCAACAAAGTCAATGGTAGATCCAAGATAGAACAGACAGCTTAGATATTTATTACCATGATCAAAACAATCATTGCAATATATCCAGGACGCTTCCAACCATTTGGCAGACACCACGCAGAATCATTTAAGTGGTTAGAATCTAAATTTGGTAAAGGTAAAACCTTCATTGCAACATCCGACGTAGTTACAGCTCCTAAAAGTCCTCTTAATTTTAAAGAAAAGAAAGAAATCATAAGCAAATACGGCTATGGTTCTAGTCTTGTTCAAGTTAAAAATCCCTATCAAGCTCAAGAAATTACTGAAAAGTTCGATCCAAAGACTACAGCGGTTGTTTTTATGGTTGGAGAGAAAGATATGAAGGAAGATCCTAGATTTAAGATAGGAAAAAAGAAAGATGGCGGAGATTCTTACTTCCAAGCTTACAAACCTGGAATGCAAATGCAAGGCTACATACAACACGGCTATTTGATCGTTGCTCCTCACACCTCTTTTAAAATTACAGGATTTGGCGAGATGAGCGGCACTACTATTAGACAAGCCTTATCTTCTAAATCCACACCAGAACAATACAAGAAATTATTTACCGATATCTTTGGTTGGTACGATCCTAAAATTGCAGAAATGTTGAAAAAAAAGTTTTCCCAATCTAGTTTAAAAGAGTCCTCTAGTTTTGAGAAGTCTCTTATATTAGAATATCTAGTTTACAATTTATTAAACGAAGGTGGAGCTGCTGGACACATGGCACACCCTTTCGATATTCCTTCTGTAAAAACTGGTAAAGATCTTATCGACGTTTTTAACAAGACAGCAGTAAGTTTAACAAAGAAGCCAGTTCCAGTTAAAATAGACGGCATCAATGCTTCTATTAGACTTGGAAAAATAGACGGTAAAGTACAATTTGCAATGGACAGAGGCTCTAATAAGCCGCTAGACGTTAAAGGCGTTACTTCTAAGGACCTAACTGATAGATTTGGCGAAGGCCATGGCATGATTAAGATCGGTGGTAAAGTTTTAGAGATATTCAACAAGGCATTGCCAGCTATTAAAGGAGAACTTGCTCAGTTAGGTATGTTAAAGAATCCAAACATCTTATTTAATATAGAATATGTAGAAGGAAAATCAAATGTACAAGAGTACGAGAGTAACTTCTTAGCAATACACAATCTTTTACAGATAGATAGAGTTAGTCCAACTAAAAGAGTGACCAAAGAGATCTCTTACGACAAGAAAGCATTACAGTCTTTGATAGAAAAAATGGCACCAATAGCAAAAAAGTACGGATTCGAAGTAATGGGAGAAATTCCGGCCAAGTTAAAAGGCAAACCAAACTTCTCTTCAGCCTTATCAAAGAACTATACAGTAGTTTTAAGTAAGGGAAAGAAAGAAACCAAATCATTGAACGATTGGTTGAGCAAAGCTAAGAACACAAAGGGCATGAAATTGAAATTAAAAGACGGAAAGACTGTCGATGCTCTAAGCAAACAAGTGTTTATGTGGATCATGGACGGAAAACCAGTCGATCAATTAGTCTCTGACATGAAAGATGCCCAGATCGCTATTGATTCTTTTGTAATATACAATGCTACTATGCATTTAGGAGACGTTATCTTGGACAATATGACTTCACCGCTTGGAGACGTTAAAGATCAAGAGGGAATAGTAGTAAGAGACAAAGCAGTTTACGACAAACCATACAAAATCACAGGATCCTTTATAGTTAGAGGTTTACAAACCGCATTTGGAAAATAACATGACACCAAAAGAAAAAATAGCAATCATAAAAGACTTTGTTGAATTCTGTGAAAACGAAATAAACATAGAAGAGCTTCCAAAGATTAAATTTATTTTGGACAACAAATGGGCAAAACATTTACATAGCTTTGGCAGATATAGAAACGAAAAGCGAGACGTAACTGTTTATATGGGCAAAAGAAATTTGGCCGATACGCTTAGAACTCTAGCTCACGAATTAGTTCATCACAGACAAAACGAACTTGGAAAACTTGATATGAATAGCGGAGACACTGGGTCTAATATAGAAAACGAAGCCAACGTAATGGCCGGTATATTAATGAGAAAATTTGGAAAAACTCACGAAATGATATACGAATCCAAAAGTTTAAAACTCACTGATATCTTAAAAGAAATAAAACAAAAGTAGAATGCAACAATCAGTTTTGAAAAAAGAATTTAGCAAGAAGGACGTACAAAGAGCCAGAAACATTATTACTGGTAACACCGGAGCTGCTACACAGACTTTGGCCGGTTGGGAAAAGAAATCTATAGATCATACAGAAGGAGACGTTTGGGAAGAAGACGGACGCAAATGGACTATATCCAATGGTATTAAGCAGAACATTACCAAGATGGACAAGTTCAAAAAGCTAGTGGTCATGCCTTTGTGTTGTCCGAAGTGCAAAAAAGCGATGAAGCTCACAGATCTTAATAAGAAAATGTATGCAATTCATGACAGGTGCTTTGATTGTGTGATTGAAATGGAAGCAAAGATAAAATTGGACGGAAAATGGGAAGAGTACGAGCGTGGAATGGTAAAATCCAACGCTAGGGCCAGCTTATTGGACTTCGAAAAAGCAGTAGATGCATGGTACGAGGAGAAAGACACCTTTGTTTCTGAGCAAGGCGACGTTGAAAAGTGGTCAGGTGGAGATAAGAATAAGATGTACGAAGAAATTAAAGCCAGACTACAAGAGATCAAAAGTTCCGATATTTATTAATAAAATTTTTATAAATGCCAGCGGTATCTAAAAAGCAACAAAAATTCATGGGAATCGTTCACGGATTACAGAAAGGAACGGTAAAACCATCAGAGGTATCCAAAAAAGCACAAAACGTAGCAAAACAAATGAAACCAACAGCAGCAACTGACTTCGCAGCAACAAAACACAAAGGACTTCCTAGTAAAGTTAAGAAAGAAAGCATTGACGGTGCTATCGATACATTATATATGGTTAAAAAGCCTTATTCAGGCTGTCAATTAACTGATCTTGTTCAACCAATCGATCCCTTAGTAGGTCTTGGTGGTTCAGAAATAGTTCCAGATCACGTACACGCTGTATTTGCAGATCAAGATCAAGCTCAATCAATTGCAGAAGGTCTTTACGAAGAACACGGTCAAAAGATGGAGGCTTTAGAAGAAAAGAAAAACGATGTAGCTTCTAAAATTACAAAGGCAATAGAGGAATTTGAAAAGAAAAGAAAGGAACACGTAGATGCAGCTAAAGCAGATCCTAAAAACGCTAGTCAACACAAAGATAAGATTGCTATGATGGCTACAAAGATCGACGATTTGATGAGTAAGCTTGAAAAAGTTGAAAGATCAAAAAAAATAGAAGACAAAAAAGAAAAAAAGGTAGTTAAAGAAGCGGTAGCACCTCCAATTCCTTCAATAAACAATAGCACAAGCGGTTTGGCAAAAGCATTTAGACAATACGCTCAAGATGTAACTTCTAAATCAGGTATGTCTTCAAAAGAGGTCGCAGGTATTGAAAAATTAATTAACACTATTTTATCAAAAGCTTCTGCAGCAGAAATTGGAATCGCTATAGATAAAGCCCAAATGGCATTAGATAATTCTACTAAAAATTTAGGAGGAAAACCACCATTGCCACCGCTACCAAAAGGAGCAACAAGTAAACCAGGAGCACCACCATTACCTCCATTACCAAAGAAAAAATAATTAAATGGATCAATTCGCAACGCTAATAGGCACATTGATGCAAAGCCGCAATCAGGCTCACATCTACCATTTACAAACTGAATCTTTTGCAGCTCATGCAGCATTGAATACATACTATGATGAGATTGTTGAGCTATTTGATGGCTTAGTCGAATCTTATCAAGGCAGATACGGTATTTTAAGAAACTATAAAATGGCGGGAGCTATCAAAGAAGACGACAATCCTATTGTTTACTTCGAAGCGCTTACAAAATTCGTAGAAACAATAAGAGCGAAGTGTCCTCAAGACTCTTATATTCAAAATCAGATAGATACTGTAGTTGAATTATTAGAATCTACTAAATACAAATTGAAATATTTGCACTAATGATAAAATTAGTAGACATTCTTAATGAACAGCTTCAAGAAAAATCTTGTTGGAGAGGTTATGTTGCTAGAGGTACCAAGAAGAAAGGAGATAAAATGGTTCCCAACTGCGTGCCTTTAGAAGAGGAAGCCGGGCAAGAAAAAGAGATGATTCAAGGCATTGCACAAATACTTAGAGGAGTTAAAGACGTAGATAATAGAAAAAAGTTAGCAATTAAACAGCTTTCTCAACTTAAATCAGAAGGCATCAACATAGACGAAGAGGAATTTTTTACTATGTGCGATATAGACGTTGAAGATTACGATGTAGAAGACGCTCAAGACATTAAAGAGTTCGTATCGTTCATGAAAGAGAACTACGGTCAATTAAACGAAGGCCAATTAGAAGAGGCAGAATATCACGGCAGAAAAGTTACGTTAGGCAAACCTTTTTTAACTCCTGATGGACCTAAAAAGAGATCAGTATACGTTAAAAATCCAAAAGGAAACGTTGTTAAAGTTAATTTCGGACATGGCGGAACATCAGCAAAAAAAGCTGGACAGAAAACTATGAAGATTAGAAAAAATAATCCAGCTGCTCGTAGATCATTTAGAGCAAGACATAGATGTGATACACCAGGACCTAGACATAAAGCCAGATATTGGTCATGTAGGAAATGGTAAATGAAACTAAAAGACTTATT